GACAGGAATTTTATTGGATACTTTAAAAGTAAAAAAGAGCGAAGAAGCTAATGATCCTGTTTTAAAGCTAGATGAGGATTATGTTGTTTCTTTTGATGATGATGGTCAAGTTGTCATTGTGACTTTAATTGAAGCGACTAAATTGCACATCGAATGTACACGTATTGCGCCTGAGAAGGTAACAGCGAATGATGTTATTGGGGGTTCAGATATAAGTACCGGTAAACTAAAAGGCTTAGAATTGCTCAATAGTGTTTTCCCGAAAACAGGTATGGTACCTGGCTTAGTGGTTGCACCAAAATGGTCCAAAGATCCAATGGTCGCAGCTGTGATGAAGGCAAAGGCATCTGTCATAAATACCTATTTCCGAGGGGCAACCGTATCGGATATTGATACCACAGAAGCAGATGTTTATACAAAGGCTATTGAGTGGAAAAACCAAAATAATTATACAGGCACAAACGAGTTTCCTGGGTGGCCATTATTGGGGTTAGGCGATAAAGTGTACCATTATTCGACGCAGCTTGCTTTTAGAATTACGAAAACAGCGTCAGAAAATGGTGATTTTCCACATGTCAGTCCATCCAATCAGTCTTTACAAATGACCAAAATGTTAAATGAAAAAGGTGACGAAATTGATTTGGGGCCAGATCAAGCGGAACTGTTAAACTCTCAAGGCATTACAACAGCTCTTAATTTTATGGGCGGTTGGAAGTGTTGGGGGAACCGAACAGGCGCATTTCCTGCTAATACAGATGTAAAAGATATTTTCATTCCTGTACGTCTTACTCATAATTGGATTGCAAATACTATCATTTTAACGACTTGGAGCAAGGTAGATGCACCGATTACACGTCGTTTAATCGATAGCATTATAGACACTATGAACATGTGGTTCAACGGTTTGCAATCACGGGGTGTCATTTTAGGTGGTCGTGTGGAATTTAAAAGGGAGAACAATCCTCTACCTGATTTAATTAACGGTAAAATTCGCCTTAACTACTATGTAGCAGAGCCAACACCAGCTGAAGACATTGAAAATATTTTAGAATTTGATCCAATGTATTACAACAATCTATTTAATTAATAGGGGGAAATGTGAATGAGTATCATTTCAGAGAAATTAAATGATTATCGGGTTTTTGTGAGTGGGAAATCCGACTTGAAGGGAGTTGCAGACTTGCAACTCCCTTCTTTGGAATATATGACTGAAACGGTGAACGGGGCAGGGATTTCAGGTGAGTATGACTCACCAGCTTACGGTCATTTCCAGAGCATGAAGTTTACTATTAATTGGCGAGTAACTAGTGATGAGTTGTTAGATTTCTACAAACCAGAAGCTATTACAGTTGACTGTCGTTTAGCAAACCAAGAGTACGATGCTATTAAAGGCAAACATCATTTCAAACCGAATCGAGTGTTAGTACATGGACTTGTTACTAAAAATGATTTAGGTAAAGTACAAAAAGGCTCTCCATATGAAAGTTCAACTGAAATCGAAGTGTTATATTTGAAGGTTGAACGTGAAGGGAAAATATTACTTGAAATCGACAAAATCAACTATATCTTTATCGTGGATGATGTGGATTATATGGCTCGTTTGCGCGAAGCACTAGGCATGGTCTAATCAAAAGGAGGAACAGACAATGAAAAACGAAAAACATGGGAAACAAGAATTACAGGCAAATCAGGAAGTTCAAAATCAGGAAGGTACTGAGGCGCAAGGCAAGAATGTAATCAACCTTAAAGTTAAAAATCCAAATATAATCTACGTTACAATTAAAAATCCTATTGAAATCAATGGGGAAATGACAAATGAATTAGTAATGGATTTCACCAATCTCACAGGTAAAGATATTATGAAATTAGATGCAGAATTACGGATGGATGGTCGTCCAGGAGGTTTTGACAGTATTTATAACCAGGATGCAATGTTACTGTTAGCTGCGCGTGGTATTGGTTGTGTTCCGGACGATTTAGAGGAATTACATGGTGCAGATTTCTTCGAAGTGTTGATGCAAGTACGAAATTTTTTCATCCAGTGGTAGGCGACCAGGGCGGAGCGAAAGAATTCAGAAAAACTTTTTTAACACTGTCAGCGAACACTCATACCAGTATAGAATTTTGGCAATCTTTAAGTTTGATAGAGTTAAGAGCTTGGGGTGAAGCGGCTACTGAGGAGGTAGACAACGATGGCTAGAAAAGCATTGGAAATGACTATCGAAATTGGTGGACGTGTAGCGGGCACCTTAGGAAATGCATTTAGACGAGCAAATGGTGATATTGATGATTTGCGTAATCGATCACGAGCTGCACAACGTGAATTAAATAGGTTAGGAAATGAATTTCGTCAAGGGCGAATCACTCAAACGCAATATGCAGAAGCAACAGCACGTATCACTGGAGAAATGCAACGACTAGAAAATTCTCAACGGCGTATTAAAG